AAAAAAATTTTTTGTAGACAAAACGACTGCTAATATGCTTCCTTTTAAAGAAAGCTTAGCGACCTTAACTTCAACTTCTCTGGTTGTAGAGTTTGTCCGGAAGTATGAATTATCTTTAAATGCTATCTTATCTTTTTTAGGGTATGGTTATAAAGTGAAAAGTAGAGTAATATCTACTCTATTATTCAAATTACCTACCCGCCTACGGGTGCTATTAGTGTGGTTAAACCATCCTGATAGTCCTTTAGGTAAAGAAAGTTATAAAGAATGATTACTCCAAAAGTCTTGATCAGAAGGTTTTGTACCATCTGGTAAAGCGCTTCGGGAGATGATAAAGATTGTTCAACGACTTAATGTCGCTAAAAACATCTCTATCTTTAAATCATTCCAGTTATATACTGACTCTTTGAAAAATTTAGATAAGCAATTAGATAGTAGATTCCCAATACCAGTAGTTGCTTTGACTTCTAGAATGGATAGGGTTTATAGGGCAAATTTACCTTGAAACGCTATCCTTTCTCCGGAGGTTACATCTGAAGACATCGATTTAGATGTTCTTATGAATGCTAACGATCTGGGTAATAGGAGTCAAACTTTCCGTCTTGAAGAGTTGAAATCCTTCAAGGTCGGTATTGATATTGAGGAAGTACTGGAGGATTTCCAATTGAGTTTGGAAGAGATTGGGGGGGAAGTCAATGGATTTCCTTCTGCGTCTCTTTCGCATCAATTGGAGGTTAATGTAAAGTATTACTTTGCTTTAGATGATCTCAAAGCTCGTATACCTGAAGAATTTTGGGAGGAAGTTAGAAGCGAGGAAAGACCTTTTAGGGATTTCTTGACAATCTATAAGTATTGACAAGAAGTTACTAAGCCACTATGATCAGAGTATTACAAAGCGGATCTATCTCTCCCTGAAAAGCGAGAGGTAAAACCCCTTGTAACTGACTCTGAGATAAAGAGTGAACGAGGTGATTCAGAAGGATTGGTCAACCATCAATCTTCCTCTGGGAGTTGATTAAACTTCCCGTGGGTAGATTTTCTAGTGATGGCGACTCTAACATTTTTAGTGTTAGAGTTTTTAAACCAGAACTCTGCGGAGG